GTAAAAAATTCCTAGCAACCATGGAGCATAAACCTAAAAGATTTACTAAGAACGTTTCAGTCTTGGATGGGTCCGGAACGACAATTTGCGGCGTTATAGCAAAGTCAGCTCATAAACCATATTGTAATATATCAATTGGAAGAAATGTATCAATTAAAGCAGTTGATAATCCGCCACCGAAAGCTTATGTTTTACAAATTAGACAAGAAGGAGGATACCGTATCCAGGATGGACAAGACACGATTAGTCTAATGATAACGGCATCAGGTGTCGAAGCAACAGTGGAACGATGGGAAGAATGGCAGTTTGAAGTATTGAGTGCGATGCCGATGGCTATCATGATGCAATATAATGGTGAAATGGTCGATGCAGAAATTAAATATGCAAAAGGAATGGGTGTAGTGGCTCCTTATGTGAAAAATGAAGTGGATCGAAGAGAATTACCAAAATTACCAGGCCTGTCGGAATCGCAGTACGATGTGAAGACGTTACGGCAGAAGATAAAGGAGGAGAGAGAGCGGGGGGTAACTGAGATTCGCTCGAAGATTCAACCCCTCGAACAAGAGACAAGACGAATGGAAAGTGTTGAAAAGAGCTTCGCTGAGATGAAGGCGATTTGGGCGGCTGAGAGCAAGGCGGATGTGAAAGAGGAAAATGTGGGTGGAACTTATGGGGCTGACTTCTTTAAACCATTTCCTATTGAGAGCACAAAAATGCCAGAGTTAAAATCGCTAGAGCAACGTGAACAACAGAAAGAAAAAGAAGTAGCGCAAGCACAAAGTTTCAGTGTTGATGTGGAATCAGGGTCAGAAGAGGAAGTGGAAGAGCCAAATTATATCACCCAGGAATATGTTGATAAAGCTAGCAAGGTGGTTAAAGGTGGGGATAAGAAAATTGCTGGATTAGCGTATGTCATGCCAAAAAGTATCGGTGATTTTAGCAAAATTATAGCGGTTAAAAAACACAAATGGAGCAATGTTCCATTATTTACAGTTGACGAGAAGGGGTTGAAGTATGAGTTGCAGACCATTGGTGAATGTGAGACTGTGGTTTATGCTGCGCGTGGTTTAAACCTATTAGTACTGCCGGTAGGCATTTGATGCTGATGTAACCGCACTATAGGGGAGGGAATTTAAACTTAC